AAGGACCTTTAAACATGATTAAAGAAGAACTTTCAATTATGAATAAAAGAAGAACTTTCAATTATGAATAAAAGAAGAACTTTCAATTATGAATAAAAGAAGGACTTTCAATCATGTTTAAAGAATACCATGCAAATAGAAAAAATCAAGAAAAAAATAACAATCCGTTAACAAACCCTGTTGACCATGTTTTGTTCAATAAGACACGGAAAAACGGAATACCTAGGTTAGGGCTTGCTCAGTGGTTAAGAGTTACGTTACCTGATCTGTCTATTGATGAAGTTTCCTCTAAATTAGAACGTCTTACTAAGTCTCAAATACAGATACTTAGCTATCTTGTTGAGGCTCAATCTTCTGGTAGCAATCCTTTTATGTCGCGTGAAACAATAGCGTCTACATTAAAATGTACCGTGCGTACGGTGGCCCGTGCGTTAAAGCGTTTAGAAGATATGGGATTAATATCACGTTATTTTAGATTTAAAAAGTCCTCTATATATAAGGTGCATCATCTTTTTAGGATGGCTACGTATCAGGATGCATTACAGATGTTGGTTCCTGCTCTTCGTGCGTTAACTTTAGGAGTCTTTTTAATACCAATTTTATTATTATCAGATAGACCAAAATCTTATTTTAGGCCTAACCATGGTTATTCACGAACAAATGTCCTCTTAAAAAATAAGAAAAAGGAAAATATATATATACCAACAGAAAGATGCTTGCAAGAACAGGATAGTAATAGTTATTTTGCTCGATCGAGTAATTCTAGGTTTGTAGTATTGCCAGCCGGTTCCTTAAACGGGACAAACGAAAACTTACTTGGCAATAGAGAGTTAACGAATATATGGGAGAGTTCAATGAAGCAAGAACATGCTCAATATTATGCGCAGCACAGTGGCCACCCTGCATTTAAAGAAATCGCACGGAGTGAGAAGCTCCATGACATTTTATACTCAGAACCACACCGAGCAATCCAAGCGTTCCTTGGATTATCGGAGTGCGAATCGGCAAAGATGTTTGCTTATGATGACAGAGTATTGCAAGCAGCCTTACCAACTATAGAATCGCTGGCTAACGGCCATTACACACATAACCAGATTAACGACAGGCTTGGCTGGCTTATGGGATTATTGAAAAAAACTGCCACGGATTTGTCGCACGCCGATAAACCTATTGTTCCTAATTGGGGCTTTTGTTGGAAAATGATGGACGCACTTGATCTATCAAGAGATCCTATAAAGCCAAGAGCATTTATACCACCATATAGAAGACCAACTGAAGGACCACGCAGAGAATATGTACCAGTTAAGAAAGGTAAGGAAGATTATATAGCGCTGTTAGAAAAAGATATTGCTCATTACCAAGCTATTGTAGATGATCCAGATACACATCTTGCTCATGTTCCTAAAGCTGGCTTTATGACAAGGGATTATTTCTTACAACTTGCGCGTATTAATTTAAAACGATCTCATGAAGAACTTGCTTCGTTGTCTGATAATTCTTAACAATATGTTAATAAAAGATATTATGACATCGGGATTTGTTTAATAAATAAGATATGCTATATTTTAGACAACTACTCGCGGGGGGCAACTGCATGGCGCCCCCTACTTTAAACTTGTGTTAGCAACACTTGTGTTAGCAACACTTGTGTTTTCAACCAAAAACGATCAATTTTTACCTGGATTTTCAATCACGTCCAACAAACTTTCTAATAACTCTTCTATTAATTTACTGCGATTAGTTTTTACGCCCACTTCATTGAGTGCACAGATATACCTTAACATCTTGTCTACTATAGATGTCTTTAGATGCACCGTCATACGCTGTTTAGTTTCTTTCAAGACGACGCCTTTCTTCTTTAAATACTTGTATAAGATCTTCAGCACGCATCGAAAGAGCATCATTAGTTGCTCTTTCAGCTATCCGCTCAATACTCATAACTATACTGTCAATAATGCCCAACGTATGAACACCATCTACTAACTCTCTTTCAAAATGATCCAGTAAATCAGATTGTATCTTATCTTTCTTTGTTAAAACTTGTTTTGTTAAAACTTGTTTTGTTAAAACTTGTTTTGTCAAAGCTTGCTTTGTCATCAGTTATCCTTGAACGTTGAGTTATCTTTCTTACTTATTATAAGTATACCACTTTGTATACTTGACTACAAGTATACAAGTATACAAGTATACATTTGTACCAGTTTGTAAAAATATATATCTCGAGGTAAGATCAACACCAAAAAGGATTTCACATGAAATATATAATTGATGGACCACCCGTAGCTAAACAGTCAGCACGACACGGTAAACATGGCGTATATAACCCACAATCCGCTCTCAAGAAAATACAACAACATGAAATAAAAGCTCAACTTAAACCGAAATATGAACTGATAAAAAATGAACCTCTTTATCTCGTTGTTAACTACTACATGCAAATACCACAATCATATACTCTTAAAAAACAACAAGAACTACACGGCCAATATCATAAAATTACCCCCGATACCGATAATATGACCAAATGGCTGCAAGACCTTTGCTCAGGGCTCATATTTTATGACGATGCTCAAATCGCTGCCATAGTAGCTCAAAAAGTATATGACCTTAAACCACGAACCGAATTCTCTATCTATCCCGCTCCAAAAGTACATATAATCTACAAAGAAGGAGATTACTAACTTATAAAAAAAGGAATGCAGTAATGGAAAATAATAAAAAAGAAAAAAAAATAACAAAAAGAAAAAGAAATCCTGTAAAGAAAATCGAACCTCTTTTGTATTGGAATGCTATGGATGAACGAGGAGCTGTTCCACCATCAAAGCAACAATTTCTCGCATACGATCTTATAACCGGTATTCAAGAGAATAAATACTTTACCATAGAACGATTTCTTGCCGAACATCACCTGTCATATGATACCTGGAAACGATGGCTACATGCATACCCATTATTAAAGCAGGCTGTAACTACCGCAAAGCATCTTCTTTATGAAGACAGAGTAAAGCTTGGATACAAAAAAGAGATTTCCGATCGTCTTCTTGTTGAACTATGGAGATACTCCGATCTGCATAAAGAAGATGTTATTCAAATGAAAAAAGAAGAACAAGAAGTAGAAAAAGATAAAAAAATAACTATAGTAGCTCTTGAATCTTTATCAGAACTTGAGGCACATCTTAATGAAAATAAATCCTGAAACATCTTTAAAACTAGATCTTTTTAAACCAAGAGATTATCAATTAGAAGCTATGAAGGCTTTTGAAAAAGATAATTTTAAACGTATGTTACTTATTTGGCCTCGACGTAGTGGAAAAGATTTTACCTGTTTTTCCCTCCTTTTAAGGCAAGCTCTGCGTATAGTAGGGACTTATTACATAGTGCTTCCTACTTTCTCACAAGGAAGGCGTGTTATATGGGATGCTATTACTAATGATGGAAAGCGATTTCGTGACTTCATACCAGAAGAACTCATTGCCAAATCTAACGATCAACAAATGAAAATAACGCTGATTAATACCAGCCAAATTCAAATAGTGGGGTCAGACAAGTACGATGCATTGGTTGGGGTAAATATTCGAGGTGCAATTTTCAGTGAATATGCGCTTCAAGATCCAAGGGGCTATCAATTTTTAAGACCAATACTTACCGCACAGGAACCTGAAGGATTTGCATGGTTTATTAGTACACCACGCGGTAAAAATCACCTATGGGACCTTTATAATATCGCTTCTCAGCATAAAGACTGGTATGTGTCTCATCTTACGGTCAATAATACGAAACATATATCACTTGAGCGAATTGCCAAGGAACGAGATGAAGGGCTCATGAGTGAGGACATGATACAGCAAGAATATTTCTGCTCGTTTTCTCAAGGAGTTGAGGGTTCTTTTTATGCAAAGTATATTGATAAAATGAGACTTGAGAACAGAATAGGCCATATTCCTTTTGAGTCAGGCTTTCAAGTCCATACAGCTTGGGATATTGGTGTTCGTGACTCTACTTGTATTATTATGTACCAGTCTATTGGTAAAGTAATTCATGTTATTGATTGTTATGAGAATTCTAAAGAGGGTCTGGAGCATTATGTATCTGTGTTAAACAATAAGCCATATAAAGATCATTTTGGTAAACATTTTGCGCCGCATGATATAATGGTTACAGAGTTTGGTACAGGAATGTCACGGTATGATAAAGCGCGTGAGCTCGGTATACATTTTGAGACAAGAATGCTTAAGGATAACAGGCCTTCATCTGTTGTACCTATGGTGAGTATTATGGATGGTATAGAATCGGTACGGTCAACTTTTGGTCGTCTATGGATTGATGAACTAAGATGTAAATCATTAATTAGGTCTCTTGAAAATTATAGGCAAGAGTGGGATACAAAGAGAAAAGTATATAAAAGTCGGCCTCTTCATGACTTTTCCTCTCACTTTGCGGATGCAATGAGATATTTATGTTTGACGGTCAACAAGACAGCAAAAGGTATGACTCAAGATGATATTGATTCAGCATATAGAAAGAGTATGTATGCAGATGATCTCCCTGCTCCTTTTAGGAATCCTGGTAATTTCAGGTAAAAAGTTAGAAATTTATAAAAAGGAATATAATGATAGCATTAATTAGAAACCATTGGAGAAAGTTACACAAGTATAAAAATTTTAGCACGAGTAAAAGTGTGCCAATTACCGAATACCAGGTAGACCCATATGATTATTATGTACGTGATTATTTCATGTTAAAATCGATACAGTATGTAATGAAATTTATTGATGACCATGAATTGTATGAAATAGCTTGTCAGGAGATGGTCAAAAATAATAAAGTATCTATAAAAGATTTAAAGAATCACGTTATGAATATATGTGATCTTAAAAAGTAGTAGATACACGGAGAGAGTATATGTTGTTCCCGTCGCTTGGTCCTCAGTATTACGATGAAAAAGATCGTGGTTTATTATCAAAAATGGAGCAATTTTATACGAGCTCCTTAACTATTAATCAGAGTTTTTGGTCAGAAGCTGATATAGACAGTAGATTCTATGTTGGCGATCAATCTATTCACAACAATTATTACATGAATAGTATGTATCCTTTTGGAAATAACAGGAATAATTTCTTTTTTAACAGAATAAGGCCGGTTATTCAAAACATTACGGGGTATCAAAGACGTAACAGAAAGTCTACTATTTCAGTTCCTGTAGAAAACAGTGATCAAGACACAGCTGATCAATTTAGCAAAATACTTATGTGGAACGATGAACAAGAGGGAATAAATTACACTATATCAAATGCATTTGAAGGTGCATTGGTTACTGGTCTTAATTTACTTCAGGTATGGATGGACTACAGGTCTGATCCTTTGTCTGGAAACATAAAAGTTACAAACTGTTCTTATAATAGTTTTATGATTGATCCTTTTTTCAAAAAGACAGATCTTTCTGACTGTAATGGTATATGGAAAAGATCATATTTAACTAAGCGTGAATGTATATCATTGTTACCTCAGTATACTGATCAGATATTAAATTTACCGACTTCATTTAATAACAGAGATGGTAAGTTTCAGTTTATGCCACAGTCTTACGATTATGGGCCCAGTAATCTATTAACCTATGATGAGTATTACTATAGATCTTATCGTACTCAGTTGATGGTAATTGATCCTAACACTGGTGAAGGTATAGAATGGCAAGGTTCTGATGAAGATCTTAAAAGATACTTACAGGCTTTTCCTGAATTAACCACGATGAAAAATGAAGTGCCTACAGTAAATTTAGCAATTGTAGTGCAGGGTAAAGTTCTTATAGATGGTCCGCAAAGTTCAGGACTGGACTGCTATCCTTTTGTTCCTGTGCTCGGTCATTACAATCCGCAACTGGCTGATTTCCCTTGGAGGGTACAGGGTGTAGTTAGAGGATTGAGAGATGCTCAATATCTGTATAATAGAAGAAAAGTTATTGAACTTGATATTCTTGAGTCTCAATTAAACTCGGGTCTTAAGTTAAAAGAAAATGCTTTGGTTAATTTTGAAGATGTTTTCTTGGTAGGTCAGGGAAAACCATTAGTTCTTAAAAAAGATGCGGCTATGACTGATGTTGAAAGGCTCGCAGCTCCTGATATACCCCAGTCTATGATTCAACTGTCTGATATTCTGGGAAAAGAGATTCAACATCTTTCTGGCGTTAATGAAGAGTTGCTTGGTTCGGCTATAGATGATAAAGCTGGTATCCTTAGTGCTTTAAGGCAGGGTGCAGGATTAACCACTTTGCAAAAGTTGTTTGATCAGCTTGATGAGTCTCAAAAGATGCTTGGAAAAATAAGAATAAAGCTTATTCAGAATAATTTCACGCCTGGTAAAGTAAAACGTATTTTACAAGACGAGCCGTCTGGTCAGTTTTATGATAAAACGTTTGGTCGTTATGATGCAGCTGTTGAAGAAGGTTTTAATACAACCACACAAAAACAGATGCAATTTGCTCAATTGATTCAACTAAAAGAGCTTGGTGTTAATATACCAGAATCATCCTTAATTGATGCAGCTACTCTTCAAGACAAGAAGAAGCTTATTGAAACTATTGAAGCAGCAAGTAAGCAGCAACAAGAGATGCAACAGTTGCAAATGAAAGTTCAAATGCAAGAATTGCAGTCACGATCAGTATTGTCACAAGCTACTGCACATGCTCAGCAAGGACTTGGAGATGAACGCTACTCACGTATCCCAGAAAACAGAGCATTAGCTGAAGAGCGTATTTCTGAAGCACAGAAGGATAGAGAGCTTGGGTTCCTTCACCTTATGAAAGCAATAAAAGAGATACAATCAATCGATATTTCTCAAGTGCAAAAGTTGTTAGAGTTAGGTAATATGGTAAAAGATAGAAAAAATTTACCTCAATTACCTGAACAGGCTCAGTTTACTCCTGAAACTGGCGGTAATATTAGTCCATTAACATAGGCTGTTTTCCTCGGTAGCTCAGTGGTAGAGCGTACGGCTTTTAACCGTCTAGTCGGAGGTTCAATTCCTTCCCGGGGAACCATAACATTACAGGCTATTTACTGTAGATTGGTTCTATGATATACTTATTATTATATAATGTAATTTAAGGTAATATTCTATGAATCATCCTAATGCATATACATTTCATGCGGGCTATACTTTTGGAACCTATATTATTATTTCTGATGAAAAGTTTAGAGATAAATGGCGCCATGTAAAATATCTCTGTGAGTGCATATGTGGTCATAAGGCATATGTCCGTACCCACAATATTGTTAATCCTTCCAAGAGATGTCTACGTTGCCATAATAAACTAGTAAACACTAAGCATGGGTTTCGTAGATGTAAGGCTACTCCTACCTATACTGCGTGGGTATCTATGAAACAAAAGAGTAAAAAGAAAAATATATATCTTGATCCAAGATGGAATAAGTTTGAGTTATTTCTAGAAGATCTGGGTGAGAAGCCTACAAAGAAGTCATTACAAAGAGATGATATTGATAATGGGTTTTATAAAGAAAACTGTAATTGGATAGGATGAAATATGGATTCCGAACATTTTTTTGTTGTGTAAAAACTTAATTTTTACTGGTACTATCATGATGCAGAAGGATATGTTGATTTCCTTATGCTTTGTGAAAAAGAATGTTGGAAATAAAATAGTGCCCCTGTAGTTTATGTGGTTAGAACATTGCCCTTTCAAGGCAAAGAACGCGGGCTCGAATCCCGGCGGGGGCGCCAACTAGTAATGGAACTCGATAAATTAATATTTTCTGTCCTCAAAGATGTATCTAATGGTGAAAAACAAAAATCATTGCACTCCTTAATAACCCAATACTATACTTCCACTAGATAGATGTTTATTAACATTGCCTAAACAGGCATTTTCTGGAGAGTATAATGGCAAAAAAACGCTATTACCAAGATAAAAAAGATCGACGCGATGAATCCAAAGGCATGAAAAAAGCTATGAAAAAAAAGCATTCAAGCGATGGTATGATTTGTGAAGATTTGTCCGCACCTTCTAATCTTCCACAACATGTAATTCATTCAACATATCCGACTATGTATTCTTATCCTGACTATCGTATGGATAACGCAGATAATATAAAAGGCGTTGATGATCAAATCATGAGCGACGAGCTTGGTATGAAAAAGCACATGAGCAAAAATAAATATTAGGATATGCTTATGACTGCGATGAAAAGACCAAACAAAAAAGCAGAACGTATTGTTCGTTCTATTTTAGGAAAACCTTCTAATTATGATGCAGATCCAAAAAAATCAGAGCGCTTAAATAAGCAAACTGATAGCCAAGACACTCGCAATGTAAGAGGCGCATAATGAAAAAAAAGATGGTTAAAGTTGCTAAGGGAAAGAAAATTTCTCGAGCAAAAGAAAAAAAACTTGAAAAAAAACCAGGTGGAAGTAATACAGGAAAATATAAAAATGTTTCTCCAAGTGACTTTGCTGGAAAATCAGGTGGCTCTTCTGCATACAGTTATCCTATAAATACACTTGCTCGAGCAAAAAGTGCTTTAAAATTAGCACACAATGCTCCAGATCCTGCTGGTATTAAACGTAAAGTATATGCTAAATACCCCAATTTAAGACCAAGTTCGGTAAAGAAAAAAACAAAAAAACGTAATTAAATGGTGCTTCATTTGATTATTCCTTGGGCTCTCTGATTAACTTCAGAGAGCTTTTCTTTATTTTATTTGAAAAAATAGGTAATACTAAGGTAAATCTAGAATCTCCTTTTTAGGTTTGTTACTTCACTACTGCGCTCTCAGTATAGGGGGCGCAAAAAATGAGGAAAAGATGAAGCAAAAAAAAAAGAAAACCGGTGAGTATGCTTTTGAAAAGCTAAGCCAAGTTCAAGACAAAGTTGATCCAATTGAATTGCAACGTGAAATGCAATCCAAGTTTGAAGAACACGCCCAAAAAGCTATTGATGCAGGTAAAAAAAGATATAATCATCCTTTTTATCTTGTAGTGCTTTCAAAAAGAGAGCGCCATATGCCCAATGTTATTAGAGAGTTTTTCTTTACGCGCATTAGTTGTCCTACTCCTGATTACGATCAAGTAGTTTACAGAGTAGATCCTTTTTCAAATGATGTTCAATTTTTATGGGTAATACCATCACAAGAAGCAACTGAATATTTATATGATAATGCACTTGAATCCGTAAAAGACCATAGAGAATTAGTAAATTTTGTATGTGGATTTAAAGATGGAAGCTTACTTAAAAAAGCAAAAGAGTTAAATGATGAAAAAGAAAATCAAGGATATTTAATATTAGGAGAATAGTATGGAAAATGAAGCAATCCAAAATGTAGAAAATCAACCAGAAGAAGTAACACAACAACAAGCTGTAGAGCATAAAACAACAGAGGGCAATTTTGAAGAAACATCGCATCAAAATAATGCACAACAAAATGCTGGCCATGAGCAAGTAAATTGGAAGCGGATGCGCGAAGAAAAGGAAACGCTCCAAAAAGAACGCGAGTACTGGCGTAAGCAAGCAGAAGAAGCTTCTCAAAAACAGTTACAAGATGATGATTTGGTAGAAATGAAAGATTTGCGCAAAACAAAGTCAGAAATACAACGAGAACTTGTTAATTTAAAGATAGCATCAAAGTATCCTGATTTTGATTCAGTAGTTTCTCGAGCAAATTTAGAACGTTTTGCGCGAGATGAGCCAGAACTTGCCACTACATTAGATCAAACAAGTGATTTATACTCAAAAGCAGTTGCTGCATATAAAAATATAAAAAAAATGCAGTACGATGTTAATGATGCAGATAAAAAAAGAATTCAAGAAAATAATAATAAACCAAGACCATTAAGTTCAATATCACCTCAAGAGGGAAACAGTCCGTTATCTCATGCTAATGCATTTGCTAATGGATTAACTCCTGAGCTTAAAAAACAACTGTGGAAAGAGATGAATGAGAGCAAGAAAAGATAACTTCTTGCTAATTATTTTTAATTTTTCATATACTTAAAGTGCGAGAGCTAGTAATGAAGCCCTATCTTTCGCACTGACTGTATCTGTGCTCGTCACACTACGACTGTATCGGTTTTCGTCAAACCATGACTGTAGGCTTATTTGAAGGTCAAATAAGTTTAGCCTCGTCAGCTTAAGGTTGATTAATATCACTCTTAAGGATTCTATATGAATACTACTACTACATCGCTGTTATCAGCACCGGTGCAAGAGTCGTTTAGTTATAAGTTACTATCGGTTCCTACACCAAACTTTATTCATAAAATTCCAGCTGTCATGAAACAGATGCCTTCTAAAGGTGGTCGCGTTTTGCGTATGCGTAGATATAATGCGCTTCCTAGTTCGTTGGTGCCTTTAGGCAATAGTGGTATTATGCCACCTCCAACAGAATTAACAGCTGTTGATATCGATGCAAAAATGGATTTTTATGGGCAATTTATAAAAATCAATGAGCAAGTTACCTTGCAAAATCAGGACCCTAAAATGAATGGGGTCGTTAAACTTTCTCTGATTGACTTGGAAGCCGAAGTAGCTATTAGCTAACCGGTGACAGGGCCGAAGGACTTTTAAAATGATGTTCATGAAAACGAAAATTCTAGTTCACGGTGAACGACTAAGTGAGAAAGCGAACTTAGCAATTAAATTGCTTTGTTTGATGCGATAGTCTGAACTCCGTTCGATAAGACGGAGAGGGAGATCCGAAGAGGTTTCCCCGCCAGAAATGGTCAGTAGGCATAAGCTGAAAGTAACAGAAATTGGTTCTTAATGAGGCAGCGATCCGTTTAGGTGTAGCTTTGCGTCAAACTGAAGATGAACTTACTAGAAACATGCTTGCATCTACTGCATCTGTTGTAGATTGCGTTGGTGGTGTTAATGGTGATTCGCCTACAGAAATTACACGATCCGATGTTAATGAAGTAGTAAGATCATTACTTGATAATGATGCTTATACCATCTTAGATAACATTGAAGGTGATGATAAATTTGGTACAGCACCTGTGCGAGATGCATATTTTGCATTGTGTTCTACTAAATTGACTTGTGATTTGGATAATGTAAATGGGTTTATTCAAAAAAACCAATATCCATCTCCTATGGATGCGCTTAGATCTGAGTGGGGTGCCATTGGTAACCTTAGATTCTTAATTTCATCTATTGGTTCAGTAAGTCCAAATGCTTCAGTAAATGGTAATGATATCTTTAATATTTTCTGTGTTGGAATGGAAGCATATGCCTGCATTGAGCAAGATAATTATTCTGCACAGTTTATTTATCGTCCGCCTATTTATGATTCTGCATTAGCATTAAATTGCACAGTAGGGTACAAATTTGCTGAAGTGCCAAGGATTTTGAACGATTTGTGGGTCTTAAACTTGCGCTGTACGGCTGCATAAAAAAGGAGAAAGACTATGTCAAATGGAACAATTATCCAACAAGGAAAATTTACTTCCGATGGTGGGCAAAAAACACTCAATATTCGATCAGATTTAGACTGGATGTATGTATATAACTATTCTAATGCATCTGCACAGAATGATGATTCTGTTCAGTTTTATTGGCAGCGTGGTATGGATGCAGCAACAGGACTTCGTACCTTTAAAAGTGGTGCAGGTAATGGTCTAAGTATGCTCAATATGGCAGCAAGTGGATTTACTCTTATTGATACATCGGCAAATCCATTAGGAAATGCAGTTGCCGTAACAGCTGTTACCAACGTAACGCAACCGGTTGTATCTACTGGAGATACTGGCCTTATGGGTGAAGGAAGTATTGTACGATTAAGCCAAGTTACAGAACTTCCTAATGTTATGGGAATTGATTTTGAAATTGGCGCTATTACTCCTGATACAGACTTTACCTTTAGTTATGTATTGGCTAATGCACCAGGTGCTGTGGGAACTGCAGGGTTGTATCGACATGTTAAGTATGATCCATTGTATTATCCACGACGTCGTTTCATTATTAATGTAACTACAGCTCCACAAGCGGTAATTACATTTAGTGTTACGCATGGATATACCGTAGGCCAAGAAATACGTTTCCATGTCGATTCTTCAAACAATATGACTGAGCTTAATGAGTTAAGAGGAACAGTATTGGCGGTCAATACTACTCTTAATACTATTACAGTCGATATTGATTCATCTGCATTTACCCCATTTGTTTTCCAACTTCCTGGTGACAGTCCATTTACGCCAGCTCATGCTGTGCCTTTTGGGCAAGATACATCTGTATCATTAAATGCGGGAGTAGATACACTTGCTGGAGCAACAAGAAATACTGGAATTATAGGTATGTTGCTTGGTGCTGGAGCCGATGCCCCTGGTGGTGGAAATCTAGACCTTATGTATTGGGTTGCTGGTAAATCTGAAAACGTTAATAACGAGTAGATTAAATGCCAAAAACGATTGCGGTAACAAACAATTTTTTTCTACCAAAAAGATCGCAGATTAGTAGTATCACGAATGCCTTAAAAGCAACGGTTACTACTTCTGCTGATCATAAATTAATTGATGGAGAAATAGTACGCATCTTAGTTCCGCAGTCTTATGGCATGGTTCAACTCAATAAAGTTTCAGGAACTATAAAGATAATAGATGATGTTTCATTTTTTATTGATATAGATACAAGCGGATTCGACACCTTTGTAGTTCCTGTTAACAAAAAACAGTTTGCTCAGGTAGTACCTTTTGCTGAAATAAATAGTACTACCAAGGCAGCATTTAGAAACATACTTAGAGAAAAGAGGTAGAAATGAAAGATCAAAAAGAAGTTAAAAAACCTGAAAAAGTGTCTAAAGGTAAATTGCGTTACCAACGTGATAAAGATCGTGAGAAAGTGAAAGGTATTTTTCAGTACTTTGAGCTTCCAGGTGGCATGTTAAGTTTTGTATTTAGAAAGTACAAAGAAGATCAGGTTGAGCGCTATGATTTACAAGATGGAACGGTATATAATTTACCGCTTGGGGTAGCTCGACATTTAAACACCAACGGAAAATATCCTGTTCATCGTCATCAAGTTGAAGAAGATGGTTCTTCGTCTCAATTAGTGGGTAAGCATGTCAGTAGATTTGGGTTCCGATCTTTGGAATTTATGCCTATTGAAGATTTAGCTGCTTGTGAACCAGAACTAATTGTGTCGGATTATATGAAATAAATATTTTAAAAAATCCTTTTAGGCTGCAACTCACTATTTGGGGGACTCTAAAAGGTTTTTAATATGTTGAATTGCAGCTTTTTAAAAGGAAAAAAAATGCCTACAAGTCCTAAAAACTTTGTTGATTTTAAAAAAATAAAAACTGATTCTTTTCCCTGGAAAATTGCAGTTGCACTTGGAAAAGTTCCTTACGCACAGCATATATATAAGTTTGGAGAAAACCCTACTATTCCAACAGGTGGTGTTATTGAAGATATATGGACGACTGGAGGAATCGAAGAAATTGAAACCACGGCTCAACTATATCAATGTGTGTCTACAGACGTAAATGATAATGCTACTGGCAGCGGTGCACGTACCATTTATATTCAAGGGTTAGACGCTGATTATAATGTTATTAAAGAAATAGTATCATTAAATGGGACTTCAATAGTTAATACTGTGTCCTCTTTTTTAAGAATTTTTAGAGTATTTGTGTTGACAGCAGGAAATAGCGGAACTAATGTAGGAACAATTACTTTAACCTCATCTGTTTCTACTAATGTACATGCAGAAATACTTCCTGGTTTGGGTCAAGCATTAAAGTCTCAGCTTACGGTGCCAGCAAACAAAGTGGGTTTAATTCTTAATTTTAATTTTGGTAGTTTAAATAATGACCAAGTCGAAGGTTTTTTATCTACTCGTCCAGAAAATGGAAATTTTAGAATCCGCGCATCTCTTAGATTTGTTGAACAAAATGTAAATCTTCCTCTTGAAATTCCGTTACTAGTTGATGAAAAAAGTGATATAAAGCTCCAAGCTTTAAATACAGGAAATGGAAATATAAATGTAAGTGGGTCGTATGAAATTATCTTTTTAAATAAAGAGTTAGCATCCTTTACCAATCTTATATTATAAAAAAAAGGTATTGTAATGGCACAGTCTACCTTAGAAGCAATAGAAAAAAAAGTAAGAAGACTTACACGGAGTCCTAATGAAGCTCAGCTAAGCCAGGTCGAATTAAGAGAGTATATTAATACTTTTATATTATATGATTTTCCTGAACATCTTCGCTTATTTTCTTTAAAGACTACCTTTACTTTTTTTACAGGGGCATTTAAAGACGAGTATACAACAGGTGTATTTGGGTACCCAGAATTTGCTGATTTTAAAAATGAATATATAACTATACATCCTCCTGTCTATATAGCCGGAAGAGAATGTAATTTATATCAATCAAGAGAACAATTTTTTAATAAATGGCCATTAAATGAACAACTTATTACTATTGCAGTCGGAGACGGAGTCAATCAAAATTATTCCGGTACCTTACAAGATTTTCCTGTGTTGCAAAATAATGTCTCTTTTACTTCTTCTAATGTTAACGGTGATCAGCTAGTTGCTCAAGATGTTCCTACTTCTAATATAGATGGCCAACTTCAATCACAAGATGGTACAGATATAGGATTAATAGTTTATTCTACAGGTGAATTTGATTTTACTTTTGCCGATGCTCCAGCTATTGGTATAGATATACAGGCGCAAACAAGACCGTATCAACCTTCAATTCCTTTTGATGTTTTGTATTATGATAATACTTTTACACTCAGACCAGTACCCGATAAATCTTATAGAGTTACTATGGATGCATATAAAAGGCCAACAGCATTACTTGAAAGTAATCAAATGCCTGAATTAAATCAGTGGTGGCAATATATAGCCTATGGCGCTGCAAAAAAAGTATTTGAAGATCGTATGGATCTTGAAAGTGTACAGCTACTTATGCCAGAATATAAAGAGCAAGAAACATTAGTTGAAAGAAGAACTATAGTACAGCGCACTAATGATCGCTCTTCTACTATTTATAGTTCCGGCATGGGAGTTACAAGCGGTTATGATTATTATAACTATTAAGGAAAAAGATGGCGTTTAATAATAACATTCCGTTAGCCAACGATAAATTTAGAGTTTCTCAAGGACAATTGTTAGATAACTTTAGTGCATTGGATAACTCTTGGAACGTAGACCATGTTCCTTTTAATAATGGAGATAATGGAAAACATAACCGTGTACAGTTTCCACAATTAACAAATGCTACGACACCAGTTGCTAATACATTTTTGGTAGCTTTAGGTGAAATAGCTTTATACAACACAAATGAACCTATAACTAATACTGAACAACTTTACCTAAAGCGTAATAGTGATGCTGCTAATCTTGGTGTGCCTATTACCGCTGGCGTGTTGGGTTCTACTGGCTGGTCTTATCTACCATCAGGAGCATTGATTAAATGGGGCGTAACTGGATCTATTAATGGAAATGGCAATACGATAACTATGGGTGGTAACCCTACTTTTACTAATGCTACATCTTTTAGAGTGTTTTTAACTTCTGCAAATACAAATGCTAACACACTTTGGGCTTATGGAGCATTTACTGGAAGTGGAAATAATACTTTTAGAGTTAATGCGCGTCAAATTGTTAATGGAGGAAATATAGTTTCTTCTCCTACTTTTACAACTAACAATTATTACTATTTTGCTATAGGACAATAATATGCCTTCTGAACGTTTTTTTATTGGTCCTTATGAAACAGGATTGGTTCGTAAAGAGAAACCATGGCTTTATCCAAGTGACGCATTTGAAGTAATAAATAATGCATATGTCTGGCGTGATAGAGTTAAAAAACGTTTTGGTGGTAGATTATTAAATGGTTCGGTAGATGACAATGTTGCACAGTTATTTTCTCGTTTAAGAGTTTTGGTAGGTACAACAGCAGTTGATGGATCTTTAGTAGCAACATTAGTTCCTGGAAATATATTTAAACGCGGACAAGCATTTTCAATTGGGGATAATATATATTATCTTAACGGAAGTGTAGGATCTGTAGTATTAAATGGAACCTTTGGTGGAACGGGTAGTTTTAATTATGGAACATCTCAAGTTTCATTTGCAGCCCTTATTGGAAATGCGTCTCAAGATGTATATTTTTATCCAACACTCCCTGTTATGGGATTACGCGTAAGAGAGCGCGCTACTATTAATGATGAACAGCTTATTGCATTCGATACACAATTTGCCTATATATATAATGGTACCGCATGGGATAGAATCGAAAATACTTTACCTGGTACTGATGACTTATGGCATAGCTCAAACAGTCAGTTTTTTTGGTCGTCAAATTGGCGTGGCAATCTACCAAATGAGCGTTTTTTTTGGGTAACGAATTATGATGCAACAGATGGAGCAGGAAACGCTTTTGCTAATTATGATGGTATACGTTATTACGATGGTGCAAATTTTGTAAAATTGGATCAAGAATATAATCCTGCTACAACTGATCGAGTAGTAAGTGCCCGTTGCGTTATTCCTTTTAAAGACAGATTGATCCTTTTAAATACTATAGAAGAAACAAACTCAAGAGCTTCGGTAAACACATTTAGAAACAGAGCACGATGGTGCCAAAATGGTAACCCTATACAAACTGAAGCTTGGTATAATCCTCCTCAAGTATATGGCCGTGGCGATAGATTAGACGCTCCTACCTCTGAAGCTATTGTAAGTGCTGAGCTGTTAAAAGATAGACTCATTGTTTACTTTGAACGATCAACATGGGAATTAGTCTATACGGGTAACCAAATACTTCCATTCGTATGGCAAGAAATAAATATTGAACTGGGAGCAGAATCTACTTTTAGTATTGTTCCCTTTGATAAAGTAGTTTTAGGTGTAGGAGATGTAGGTGTTCATGCTTGTAATGGTGCATATGTTGAGCGTATAGATCAAAAGATTCCTAATGAAATATTTGAAATTCGTAATCAAAGTAACGGTCCTGATAGGGTATATGGCGTTCGTGACTATTCTCTCGAAATGGTATATTGGACCATTCCTTTTGAAACATCCCCAACAACAACTATATTTCCACGAAAAGTTTTAGTATATAACTATGAAAATAAGTCTTGGGCTTTTTACGATGATAGTATTACCTGTTTTGGACAGTTTCAATTAGATAATGATGCTACTTGGGCCAATAGTGGTAACCTTACCTGGGATACACTTGATGCTAAATGGAATACAGGATCTCGACAAAATTTAGCCCGTTCTGTAATAGCAGGCAACCAACAAGGGTTTACATTTATTTGTGATAGTGGCGTAAAAACAAATGCGTATGCATTGCAAATAACAGATCTTGTGGTTGATGTTAATAATGGTGTTTTAACTCTTACAATTCCTGAACATAATTTAGAAGCTGGAGATTACATACAGTTGAATTATGTAGTAAGTACAGATGGTACACTAGCGGCAGCTGTCAATGGAAAGAATTTTTTAATTGAGACTATAGATAGTGTAGATCTAACTATGTTTACTATTTCGGTGCCGGATACTGATATCCCTACTAATGATTATATTGGTGGTGGGGTCATTAGTCGTGTATCACGTATTGAAATACTTACTAAGCAATATAACTTTTATTTGGATAAAGGATGGAACTTTTCTGTTAATAAAATTGATTTCTTGGTAGATAAAACAGGAACTGGGGCTATTACAGTTGATGTTTTGCCTTCTTCTGGTAATTTTATAACTGAATCCCAAGTTCTTTCCACAAATCCATATGACCTTGTTCCTTTTGAACAACAACAATCTATGTTATGGCATGTGGCTTACTTTAATGCTTTTGGAAATTTTTTACAATTTAGAATTAGATTAGATGATAATCAGATGTTAGATACAGATTTAACCGATGTTGATTTTACCCTTAATGCTATGGTGATTCATGCTAACAGAACTTCTTTCAGACTTCAGTAAATTATCTTTGTTACTGTGTTTATCTTTATGGACCTTGTATGGATTTGGTGCTGATTGTGTAATAAAGATAGATACACGTCCTGCTGACTCTGTTTCTATTGATCATAGATGGATAGATGATCCAGGACCGATTTCTATTTTACCTGGAAGATCTAACATGCATAAATTAGTATGTACTAAAACAGGTGATATAAGTGATGGTATTATGAATGTATATTTCAGAGGAAATGCTCAATCTATACGAAATGTATTACGTCCTTATATATTTAAGCATGTAGATGATATTACCGTTATTGATAGAATGGATATACAAAATGAATTAGCATTATCTTCATCATCCTCTTCTGATAAGCTGAGTGAAAAAATAGGAAATTTAGTAGCACAAGCGGTTGAAGAAGCTTTAATAGAAGAGCAACGTAAATGCTCGGTACAAGAAGAAAGAGTTCATCAAAGGGTAACTAAGACACGCGTAGCTTTAATCGCTTCTGTGTCCACTATTGTTACCGCTTTGATTACTGCTGGCGTTACCATTGCTATATCATTCAATACCTAGTTTTTTAAATATTCTATAACAACTTGAGATCGTATAAAGTTAGTACGATTTACTCCAGTTATTATTTCTATATCGGTATTTGTAATATCAATAGATATATTATTTGATAGTGCTGATGTAGATACATATGGTAATGGTATTCTTCTACCCGAGGGATCTGTTGCAGAACCATATATTCTTGTACTGGTATAAGCTGCCTCAAAATCTATATTGTGGGGGATCAATTTTGTAGCTGCATTTGGTAATGCTCCCGTATCTATATACATTCTAAATGATTGTCTGAACTGAAAAGTTTTTTGATCAGGGCCCGTTTCTGAAAGGAGTGGAGGAAAGAGTTGCCCAGTTACAAACTCACTGGGCACATAGAATCCTGATTCTTTTACATTTAAAACTAAAGCTACATTATTAATACCTTGTCTTAATCTTGTTATATAGTCTTTAAATTCTATACTTTGGGGATCCATATTTTCTAAAAACGTTGGATCGTATACTTGGGTTGTCGGTAAATACGCTCCATATTGTGATTGATCTGCCATTTTTTATCCTTTAATTAACAAAATATCCACCGGACATAAAAAGACCTCTTCCCCAAGGAAAAAAAACAGATGGCATTGGGGCTGGCCCATTTAAACGCGTAGTAAAAAAAAGTCCTGTCGTTCCCGTTATTCTACAAAATGCTTCAGAAGCTGCACCTGTGTCTGTTTTCTGTACGGGAACATTTGAAGAGATAGACCCACTATTAAAAGGAAGATTAGTAATTGTAACTATGTTGCCTAGCCTCGTTGAAGGAATAATAGAAAATCTAATACTTATATTTATCCACACAAAGCTACCAATGCGTATATATTGGCCAACTCTAGAAGATATTTTAAAAGGTCTACTTGCAGGGGGTGTTATTACTATATTTGGAACAAAGGTTCCTTCTTCATATCCTCCTGTAGAAGGTGAAGATATAGTTATAGACCCAGCTCCATTAATAATATTAATATTTGAACCAGCTGTTAAATTATTTATTAAAGGTGTATTGCCAGTCCTTCCTATAGCTATTTCTCCATTATTTTGAACTCCAAGAGCCTGAATTGCGTTATTATTGTTTCCAAGAAGTATAGATTTATCGGTTAAAGCTGATTTTGTTCCGAGCGGTTCCCAACTTGGAGCAGAGCCTGTATTTCCTATTAAAGTATAGCCTTTAGCAGCTTCAGGTAATGCTTTTATATTACCTACGCTTCCTCCTATCAAAAGTTTATTATCAGTTGAAAAAGAAAACATAATATCGGATTCGTTTGTATCTTTTTGGTTGATTACTTGTAAAGGGGAAGTGGCTGAGAAACGTATAGTATTGTCATCAGGAACTGCACTACTTATATCACAGTCAAATTGTGTAACGTAGTCTCCAGTATCATTAATATTTAATTCACTTAAGCCAGCATCTCCCGTTACTAATAAAGGAGATATGCCTAATATATTTATATTTTGTGCAGTTGGCTCTATTGCAATATTAAACTGATCACTTAAAGTTTCAAGTCCAGATACGTCTATTAAAAGTTCTTTCCAAGTAGCTATATTATCTTCTTTGTTTATAAGTATAAAAATTTTTTTATTTTGTATATTTATCCATAAAGTACCAAGTTGGAAATTTAAAAAATCACTTAAAGGATCTTTTTTTTGTATAACTAATGGAACGAGATTCTCGTTGTTTATTCCAAGATATAAGTTAGCATCTTGTGCATTATTCATTTTTATCCTAAGTAGTTAAATATGTTCCTGTTAATTGTATTATGGATCCGGGGCTTCCAAAATCAGAAAAACGCATTCGTGTTCCAGGCAATGTTATTGAAGTTTTGTTATAATATAACTCACCTGTAGTTCCATTAAATTCAATGGCACCAGTTCCTTTTGCAATATAGGCATTAAGTCCATTGCCTGTAAAAGTATTTCGCACTACTAGATGTAGTCGGCATATGTCGGCGGTTGCAGCATATGGGAAATTAATAATTGATGCTGAAGACCCAGATATAGAAGTGCCGGTAGTTGCGGTAACCAGTGTAACGGTTACAAATACGGTGTTTCCTATTTTTACAAAATGTCCGCTTTGAGTTGAATAAGTAGCAGCAGTTGTTTCTCCAGTAAAAAATAAAGAAGGAGTAAAGGGTCCTTCATCATAATCTAAGGTGTTACTAGCTGAAATTGTAACACTTCCTACGCCATTTAAAATAGTTATACCTGTACCAGCTGTTAAAAAAGTGGGAACAGGTATATCACTTTCCCGTCCCATTAGTACTTGACCATTAGCCAGCTCAGAAGTAGCTTCTACTTGATTATTATTAAAATAGAGGATGCCATTATTTGTTAATCCTGAATTAGTTCCTAGGCTATTGAAAAAGGGATTTGCTCCTGTGTTGCTTATTGCTACTTCTCCATCAATTCCAACGGGAATAGAAAAAAAACTTCCGCTATTACTTCCAACCAATAAGGCATTTTCTGTATTTCCTGATATAGAAAAATTAACAACATTGGTACTTCCTATAGTTAAAAAATTATTACCTCCTATAAAGTCTATAATATGCGCATTTGCTTTTGCTGTTCCAATATTTCCTTGAAAAGTTATATCGGTAGTTCCATTGTTACTTATAGAAATTGTACTCGTATCTTCATTACCTAATGTTGTTATAGTTTTTGCTCCTTTTAACTGTATATTTCCAAACTGTTGCCCTATTTGGCCTCCACTATTTCCTGTTATAGTTTCAAATGTTGAAGGCTGTTGTCCTAAAGAAAACCAGGTTGCTTTATTTCCTTTAAGTTTAATAAGAATATATAAATCTTCATTTGGTGCATCTAACCAAAAACTTCCAACAGGTTGATCTATATTGTCTTCAGTAGGAGCAGTATTTAATATAAAAAGAGGAGCAGGTTTTTCATTAGAAATGCCAAGATATGATAAATTAGAATTATTCGATAACTTTGTTTTCATTTTTACTCCTTAAAAACCGTTAGTTGTATAGAAGTCTGCTATCCAAATAGTTGATCCAATATCATACCTATTAGTTGGCATTGAAGTTCCAGTTTGCAACATGGTGATTTCGCCTCCATTTTGACCAGGAAATACTCTTAATGTTCCTTCTCCTCCTGGATTAGTGTTATTAAAAGAAGAAGAAGGATTTATATCAAATCTTAATCTCATATATAGGTTTTGAGTTGGAAATGATGACAAAAAAGGAAATCCACGTAATTGGCTTACAAAGGAACTGCTTTTTACCAAATTTGGCCCTATGGTTATAACTGCTTGTAAGAAAACTAAATTTCCTATGCGTGTATATACTCCTGAAGAAGGTAAAGAGATAGGATTAACTCTAGCAGTTTGTGTAAGTATTGGAGTCCATGATCCAGTTTCAAAATTTATTGTATTATTATCAGTTTTACTGATGGTTATATTTACACCATCTTCTTCTATTTTTATTCCTTCACCTTCGGTTAAGGTACTCCATACAGGATCATTACCAGTACTTCCAATTAATAATTGCCCATTGTTTTGAGCTTTTGTACTTTCCCATGCATTATTATTTCTTGATATAACTACTGAATTTTCTATTAAATTTGAATTTTTTCCAAGTTTTTCATAAGAAGGAGCTTCATCATTTAAACTAATTAACACGTTCCCTGTAATGCCATTAGGAACAAATGCCAATCCATTTTCTATAGATGTGACGATAGTATCATGTTCTGGTATATCAACGACGTCTAGAGTAATAGTATTAGTGTTTGCAGTAGTTTCAATATTAGGAGAATTTCCCAAAAATAAAAAAACATCTTCAACTGCTTGAGAAACATTTCCAAAGTCGTCTTGAAAAAAAATGGCTACAGATGGTATATAATTTAAGGTCAATGAAGCATTAATATCATTTCCTTCAATTTCTAAAACTCCTTGCCCTATAAAAGATATATTAAAAGCATTAGGAGGAACTGAAATTGCATCATTTCCTGTTAATGTAAGAAGTTTCCCCTGATTTATACCTATTTCTTTCCAATTAGCTTTTTTATTTTCTTTTCCAACTAAAAAGAAAATGTTTTCTTCATTTTTATTGATCCATAATGATCCCATAGGAAAAAATATATTTTTTGTTGTTGGATTTCTAAGATTTTGTATTACTTCACATGTGTCTATTTGGGGAGAGCCAAGATATGCTAGTGAAGGGATTCCAGTACGTTTTTTTACCATTTTTACTCTCCGAGTGTTACTCTGCCAATATGGACTCTTCTATATTATCAATAAATATAATTCTTACCTTTACCATTCTTACTCTCCGAAAATAACGGTAAAGAAAAACGTATATCAAGCAAAGTATTTACCTGATATACGTATAATAAAATTAAGTAATTTGTTTCCAAATAGCTTGATTTGCTACAGTTGCTATTAAAATGTATGCTTCTTGCCCTAGTTCATCTATCCAAATTTGTCCTGGTTCCTCTCGGTTATTAACTGTTGGAACTCCGTTGCCAAAAATAGGACTTGGAAATATTTCTAAAGTAGGCTGGCTGAGTCCATAAGATACATTTAATCTTTGTTTTTTACTCATTATATATCCTTAGTTTTTAAATTATACATTCGTGTATTAACCCATAAAGTAACCACTTATACGTGTATCTGATAGTCTTTCACCTCCAGTTGTTGAAGCTCTTATATCAACTATTCTTGTTCCACTTAAAGCTTGAACTTCTAATTGAACATTTTGACCTGCTACAAGATTTACAACTGTATTACATTGCATATTTATATTCGATAAATTAGATGTACCAACAGCTACAGCGTAGAACTCTCCAGCAACAAATTGACGCGGTATAACAGGATTAGAAATTCTATAATAAGTTCTTATTGATTCAAGTCCTGAACTATTAACATCGCTAAGACTAATTTGAGCATCAAATCTATAGGTGCCATCTTCAGGAGCTGTAAAAATTTGACCATCAAATACATTACTCACATCAATGTTTTGGACTTCAAAGTTAGGAATAGCAACAGTTCCATCACCAGTAACATCAGATTCATTAGTATCTTTATAATACGAAAATACGTGCTTTAATGTACCACTACTACTAGAAGATCCAACAACTTGCCATGTATATACACCCATTTCTTGTTTTATCAGTTGGAAACTTTCTGGGGTATCTATATTTATCCAAAAAGTACCAATCTCTGCATTATCTTTAATTGTTGGATTTCTTCGTTTTACAATAGGTCCTTGTGCAAGATCTAATGTCGGATCTGTTAATCCATATGCTTTATTATTAGCCATTTCTATTCTCCAAAAAAGTATTCTTCAATGTCATCAAACTTTACAATAGATGTCTTTTCTTCCTCACCTTGTGGACTGGTACTTACCCAATCTAAAGAAACATCTACATCAACTTTATCAATAAGTTCTTTAACGGGATTCTGTTTTAAGCATCCTGAACATCCGCTCAGGCAAGAAAGAAAAAAAACTAATGCTACTCTTTTCATAAAATCTCCTTAAGAAATTAAATAACTACCACTTATATTTACCTGAGTATTGTTGGCAAAGTTTGCATCGGTTAATGCATTGTTAGCGCCTGTGGCTGATGAAACTTGCTGAAATAAAACACGGCCATCAGTAAACAATATTGTTTGAAGTTGACTAGTACTTGTATACGTAAGGTTTATAAACCTTATAGAAGTAGGTGCTACAAAAGATGCAAGTGGCAATCCAACAAGGTTAACTTCAGCGGGACCTGTAGCCGTTCCTTTACTTGTTAAGGTTATGCGAACTACAAAAGTTACTACATTGCCTATACGACTATAAGCACTTTCTTGGCTGCTGTAAGTAATACCTGTTGAAGATCCAGAAAAAGATAATGTTGGTGTAAATGAAGTAGTATTAACAAAGTTTATTGATCCTAATTGACCTGCATTATCCACAACGACTACTTCTTGCGTTGCATTTGCAGGTGTAACATTGTATATGCCAGCAATAAATGTCGTATCTTGTTGTCCCGCTCCGGTACCCTGTGTACCAAGACGAATCCTATTATTATCACCAGCAATACCCACATTACGAATCATGACATTATCGCTATCAGATCCTGTTAACGCTGATCCACTATTATAGCCAAAACAACTGTTATAAGACCCTGTAGTTGCATTCGTTAAACCACTGGTTCCAACTACTGTATTGTATGTAGCATTGGTTAATGCATCCGAGCTATTGTATCCAACTGAAACGTTAAAATCTGCACCAGAAGCATTTAAATTAAGTAATGCATTTTGTCCTACGGCAACTGTTCTATCGGTATCTTGAGCAACAAATAAAGCTTGTCTACCAAATGCTATATTACCAATACCTGTAGTAAGTGACGCAGCAGCTCCATGGCCAACTGCTGAATTTGAATTACCAGACGATATATTTACAAGAGCAGAACTTCCAATTGCCTGGTTTAACGTTCCTGTAGCACTTAAATTACCTGCATTTAGTCCAACAAAAATATTGGAAGATGCATTCTTTGTGATTATTCTATCACCACCAAAATTAATAACTCCTTCAGTTCCAGCGCCATTAGAGTCGGGTAAATTAAGATTACCTGCATCGATAGTTACATCACCAGTAGTTACCGTAAGCCCTGTGCCTGCCGTTATAGTGGTCCCTGCATCTAAGAAACCAGTTAGAGTAACATCATCATTAAGGTTTATTATTATTGTATCTGATGGTGGAGGGAAATCTGCAGTTGTATTAATGTTTGAACCACCAATTACACTCACTTGATCAGATGCATTTGGAGTTGCAGTTCCTGAATCTGTTGGGAAGGTTAATCCTGTACTTGCAGCAGATACTGTAAGATCAAGACTGTTTGATCCTGGTGTAAAAGAAACACTACTATCAGTAGAAGTTAAAGAAGCCCATGCAGCATTTCCAGAACTGTTTCCAATAATAAGTTGCCCATTAGTAGATGCAACGTTTCCTACCAAAAAGTTACCCGAAATAATATTTACATTATTTATTAAGGTAATTTCTCCTGTGCCATTTGGCTGGAGAACTATATCTCCATTAATTCCAGGATCAATGGCAAAGTTGGAAGTTCCTTCATCAGGAATTGCTCCTGGGGTAGGAAGCGAATTAATATTAAACGTTGATGTGCTAACATCAAATCCCATTGCAAGAGATTCACCACTATCTGTTTCTAGATATACATAGGTATCAAGGTCCACACCTGTTGTTCTAAAGCCAATTTGTCTGGTCATACTATACTCCTAAATAATGGTAAATGAGCCAACCCAGTTTATATTTGTAGCTGCTACTCCTACTACAAAAACCTGCACATCGTTTCCAGAAACTTGAGCAAAGAAATTTGGATTACCGCCCATGTCTTCGGTAAAAAATATATTAGGAGATCCTACAATAACGGCAGGGTTAACTCCTTCTTTGCGTGCTACAATATCTATGGTACCTCCAAGAGCTCCTGACAAATCATCTGTTCCAGCTATAATACGGCCTTGAATTAACAGAGCATTGTCATCCGTCAGAGTGGTAGAATATAACAATGTGGGTGTTGCATCTATTGTAAAAACAGAAACTTGAGATGTGCCTGCGAGATTAAGAGTAATAGTGCTGGTCCCTGGATTGCCTACAGTGTCTATACCAATACCACCTAAAATATTTATATTGTCAGCAGTAGGAAATACAGCTCCGCCAGTATTACCTGTTAATGATTGCACTCCTGTTGCTGAGCTTCCATCATCAAAAAAAACAAGTTGAGACATAATTTATCCTATATTTCTGTACCATGAGGCTACATAGATAGCACCTGTTGTAGGCGCGCCAGTTAATTGTCTTACATAAACACGGGTCCCACTTGGCAATGACAACGAGTCTCCTTTTCCTTTATTTGAAGAAAAGTCTCTTATTGATGCTCCTACTTGTAAGGGAAAGTGGTCTGTCACTCCATCTAATGAGATTTGAAGAGGCACATCGGTAAAATTATACATTTCAAATAATACTGATGGATTTTCTAAAAAAGTTCCTATTCCCATATAAGATGCACTAATACTAGAAAAATCTAATGATCTTTGCTGTTCTGGCCAAATTTGTATGGCGATACTGCTCATTTTTTTCCTTTTTTCATATTTTTTATCTTTCTTTTTATAAGTTACTTCATTTAAAGCAGCGCTATCTACACTTTGCAAAGTTCTTTGTTTTATTTTATTGTGGGTCATCTTATAACGGATAAAAAGCAAGGAGTCAGAATGGTTTTAGATATTATTTTATTAGTGTCAGTAGAATTAACTGCATTAAATAAAATCTATAAAGAAGCACTAGAGCAAGAAATGGATATAGAAAGTTATATAAGTTTAATTGTTAAGGAAAAGCTATATGGAACAGGAAATTCTCAAGCATTTATTGGAACTCAAAGCCTTCATTATGGAAAATCAGTACAAGGAGCCATTGAGAAGTAAAGAACTCAATGAACTTTTTGCTGCACTTTCTAAAGCACAAGGAAATTTTCCTTCATTAGAGCCAAATAGAGAGAATTCCTACTATAAAAGGTTATATGGAGATTGGGATCTTATCTGTACTGCCTTAAGGCCTGTTTTATCTGAACATGATTTAACATTAATTCAGGATTTAAGAGTCGAAGATGATGGGTCGACTGCCCTGTATACAATTTTAGGACATTCTAGTGGTCAATATATACAATCAAAAGTACGTATAAACGCTCCTAAAAACGATCTTCAATCCTTTGGGTCTGCATTGCTTACCTTAAAAAGATATGCGGGAATGTCTCTATTAGGTGTAACGGTAGCAATGGATCAAGATGACGATGATGCAGAAGTAACTATGTCTGAAGTACGGGGTATTAAAAAGAGCGGCACAAAGCCAAGTCTCGCATATGATCCTAAAAAAAGATCTTATGAAAAAATATCCAAAGATCAGGTAGAAGAGCTTAACTATGTGTGCGGTGATTATCCTGACTTAGTACAGCAAATATATGATGATTATCGTATATCTTCTCTTTCGGAAATGCCAAAAGAAGATTTTTTCTCCTCTGTTGATAGGCTTAGAGAAATTATTGCTCTTCGTAAAGGCTTAAAGAAATAAAAATCGCGCTACCCAAAAGCAGCGCGATCAATAAAAAAAGGGAGTGAAGCTCTCAACTAACTAAGCATATGTATGTTACTTATTTGTGAGTTCATTTTGCAAGCTTGGTGTGTAATCTTTATGATTAAATATGATTTCAGCAAGCTTTTCGTCAGCAAGTGGAATAGATTCTACACCTTCTTGCGCAAGTTTTGGTTTCCACTCTCTAAAAAGTTTAATTGCACATTCTTGAAGTTGTTTTCCAAGAGCCCATTTTTTTACATCATGTACATATGGTTCTACTTTTTCGGGAGACATAACATGAGCTAAAAGCTTTTGTTGAGCTTCTGACAAATTAAATACTTCTTTATCATTTAACATACATTTCATACGCATATTCCTCTTTTTTGATTAATAATATTTTTATTAATATAAACACACCTATGAGTTGTATTCAACTTTTCTTTATTATCTTTTTTCTTCAAGGTGTTTCGTGATAGTATTTTAAAAAATACAAAGGAGAAAGTATGTCATTTTTAAGAGGAACCCCAGGAAGATTTGAACAGCAACCTAGATTTAATCCACAAGTAACCAGGATTTTGGAACAACTTGCCCCTCTGGGATTACAACAGATTCAGCAAGGTCAACAGATGGCAAATCCTCAAGCGTTAGAAGATAGAGCGCGGCAACAATTTAGTGAACAAACATTGCCAGGATTATTTGAACGATTTACCAGCATGGGACAAGGAGCTCAAAGTTCTGGAGCTTTTCAAGGTATGCAAGCACGAGGAGCTGCAGACTTGGAAGGTAATTTAGCAGCATTACGCGCACAACTTGGTATGCAAAATCAGCAGCTAGGACAAGGCTTGCTTGGTATGGGATTTACTCCTCAATTTGAGTCATTGTATCGTCCGCGTGAAGCTGGTGGTGTAGAGGCTATGCTTCCACAACTTATTCAAACCGCTGGAAGAATTGGAGGAGCTTACTTAACATCGGGTGCTTCTGAAATTCCACAGATTGCAAGCAGTGTGGCTGGCGGAGGCGGCATTGGAGAATATTTTAAACCAATTTCTGATTTGTATAATTCATTATTTGGTAATTAAGGATAATAAATGGCTATACAAATATTTCCACGTGAAGGCTCTTTTGGGCAAACGCTTGGATCTGGAATAGGTCAAGGTATAAGTGCTTTAGGGGATCAGTACGTTCAAAAAAAACAAAGTGAGCGTGATTTACTCAGAGCATTATTGCCTATTATTGCTCAGCAAGGTTTTGCTCAACAGAACTTACAGCAAAAGCAGCTTGGACAACAACAACAGCAAGAAGAAGAGCTGCAAGGTCAAATACAGATGCTTCAAAGTGCTGGAATAAGTAAAAAAGGCATTGACCAATATGTTATGGGAAGCCCTGATATCAGAAGAAAAATGATGGGAAATTTAATCAGTAAGCAGGGAAACTTGATGGATACGCCTTATCTTAGTCGTATGCGTGATTCTCCTACTGAACGATTTATGCAACAAAGGGAAGCGGAACAATCAGTTGCACAACAGCCGTTTTCTGAAATCAAATCAGCTCTTCAGGTTCTTGAAGAAGAGCGTTTACAAAATATGAGCCAAGAAAATTATGTGTATAAAAAAGCGCAACAACAAGGTGCGCCTATGCAGCAACAGCAACAGCCTGAAGTCCCTTTTGAGCAATCACCATTTGGAACAAAGGTTCCCGAAGGACCTTTAACGCCATCTCAGCAAGTGTCATATGCAATACTTAATGACCCTAATTCTACCGCTGAAGAAAAACAAGGAGCACGTCGCGCATTAACTAAAGAAATGCCAAGTGAATATAGCTTGAGTGGCCTTCTAGGAAGCTTAGTAAGTGGTGCTGCACAAGGTGTTGGCCATCTTGGTTCTGCTATAAACACGTTGGATAAAGTTACCGACAGCTATTTTGGCCATCCTGTGGCCCATCAACAACCAGGCCAGGTAGATAGAGCCGAAAAAATGTCTGACCATTTCGAAAAAGCAATGGAAAAAGCGGAACCAGGCTCTCCTGAATATGAAAATGCACGTAAAAGAAAAGAAGCGGCGGATGCACTTATTAAAAGATCAGAAGATGATCCGAAAGCTGCTACACTGAGCCTCCCTAATGCTGCTGAAGTAATGGAGAATGCTGTGAGACCTTTAGCAAAAAAACTGGGCGCTGAAGGGAAACTTGATTCAAGGAATGGCCTTGAAGAGATTGTGACCGAAGTAGGTAAAGCATTACCTGTAGGATTAGGGTTTATTGCAGCAGGGGGTCCTGTTGCCTATTCTTTACTGGCGCCTGTTTTTCCTGAAACAGCTGGAGTGCTATCTAAAAAAATTGCTGATAAAGTTTTTAATGCATCTGAAGACACGCAAGATAAAATTGGGGCAACCTTCTCAATTGGAGCCTATCTTGCGCAGCCATTTATGCTGGGTGGCCTACGTAAAATTATGGGAAGACAGTATAATAATTGGGACAAAGCTCTTGCATCTCATCCAAACGCTAAGACGGATGGAACTAAGTTACGTAGTTCATTATTAGATATGGAAAAAGAATTTACTAAAGATCTTGATACTCAAAGCAAAGGGTATGATTTCCTTAATAAAAGAATACGCGGAGTTATAGAAAAAATTGATCGAAAAACAGGAGAGGTCTCACCAAAATCCCTGTCGCATTTAGACAAGCAGTATAATAGCATGTATAAAGAGGCTCAGAAATTTGGATCAGAAATAGGAAACAGATTCTCAGATTTAAGAAATGTAGTACGTGATACCTATCAAGCATGGGGCATGAAAACAGTTCCTGATGCAACTAAAGGACTTATAGCAGGGCGATCTTTATTTGCTAGTATGGAATCTAGCTCTAAGGTTGGAGATTTTATTAGAGATGCAGGACAGACCAGAGTTCCAGTGGTTGGTGGCAAAGGAGTATACCTGTTAAGAGCATTAGCAAAACCAGTGGCACGAGCAATTGATTGGATAGATATTCTTAGAAAGAATCCTAATATGCAAAAAGCTTTTGGTGAACTATTTCTTGAGGCAGGAAAAGGACAGGGTATTAATATGAGTCGCCATGCAAATAGAGTTATGGATATACTTCAAAAAGAAGACCCTAAAGCATACAAACGCATTACTCACATAGGGCTTAATAGGGGTATAAAAAAGGGTTAATTATTAGTTTGATAGTTGTTTGAACGGCCAACACAGAATTTCTTTTATAAGAATGCCTGTAACCACAAAAGCAGCTAATACTAAACCTATAAGATACATAGCAAAATAGGCTAATAAAGAAAATATACCAGTGACGAGTTCTATAAGAATGCAGCAAAGAATTAATGTTACCATTGTGTTACCTCTATTATTTAGATAGTGTTATATAAGCTTTATGCTTACTGTCCTTTACGGGATGAGTTATTTTTCCCGGGGGTGGCTCACCCCTTCCCCGGGTATAGCAGCGTCTTGCCATACTACGCCTAAGACGTTTTTAGTAATTTCCATACTTCTATAGTATTTTTGCGATATTGTTCTAAGTCTAGAGCAAACAGTTCAGGAATAGCACTATATTCAATGGACCCACGTCGCTCTTCCTTGACCAGCATAAATTCACGCACAGTAAGTGTTTTATTATGCGCCATACTTATTAATGCTTTTTTTATTTTAGCCTCTTGCGCTACAAGTTCTTTTCTATTTTGTGAGATATCCCACAGTTGTTGAGCTAAGGTATAACAGTCTATAACATGAGACTCGGTTGCTACAAAATTATCAGTAGCTGTATTGTTTGAAACGTACATGTTTTCTCCACGATTTGAGTTATTTTATACTTCAATACTACCATAGTTATGTTAAATTGCAAGTTATTGTAATTAGTTGACATTTATTGGTATATATCGTATTATTTAATAGTAAACATTTAAGGATACAAGATGAAAAAAAACATGGATGAATTAAGGCAACGCATATTGAGTATTTGGGAGTATAAATGTTTAAGTAAGCAGCATATGGCTGATGAAATAGGCATTACTTATAGTACTTTTGATAACTTTATGGATGGAAAGAGAAAGATAACGATGCCTACCTACATGAAGATACTGGGTTGGATTAAAGAGCATGAGGAAATGAACTGATGAGTAATGAAAGATAGATAAAATGAATTATAAATTATCAAAATTAATACAAGAACTGTGTCGACATATAATCTTAAAAGAGCAAATAGCTCTCGCACTACAAAATGTAGTTTTGAGTGATAAGAATACGAGCGCCTGTGTTGGTGATTATGAGACCTTTAATCTTCAAGATAATGAAACATTGTGGAAAATAAGGGATAATCATGAAGTTTTTTGGATTGAAAGATTAAAAAAAGTGCATGATAGCATCGATCGTATTCAAGATAAGTTATTTGAGGAGTTCGATTTATATGTAGATTGCCTTTCACGGTATGAGACTTGGGAAAAGTTGTTTAAGAATGTTGAAAAACATAGAGGAACTTGATGGCAAAGCATGAAAATATAATTTATGCGTTAATTGCGGCCAAAAGAGAGTTTAAGAAAGAGTCATCATCAGGACAGGCGCAGATAAGTGGTAAAAGAGGATGGTCGTATAGCAACGTTAAAGATTTTATTCAGATGACGGATGAAGCCTTAGCAGATCACGAGTTATGGTTATCGCATTCGGTTATTCGTGACAATACGGTCAATGAGGATGTGCTTATTACAACGATAGAGCATGCACCAACGAGAGAGAAGCATATTGATACAAGGTACATGAAAAATATAAAAGGTGGTCATCAGGGTCATGGAGAGGCGCAGTCTTATGCGCGTCGTTATGCTATTCAATCGTTGTTGGGATTACCGCAATCAGAAAAGGAAGATGATGATGGTTGTGCTACTCAGAAATATATTGATAAAAAAAAGAAAGAAGGAAATATAGGAAAAATTCCTACTTACGTGACAAAGACTATTTCAACAGCTCAGCTTGAAGAACTACATAACCTTATTGCGGTAAGTGATAGTGAGTCGGTAGCAAGAACATTATCATTTAATAAGGTAAATCATCTGGAAGAGATGAATGAATCTCAATGGAATAATATTATTAACTTTCTTAAAAAGAGCGCAAAATGAACATAGAAGAACATGCAGAATATCGTCAAGGCTTACAAGGCAAGTTTGTTAAGTCAATTAAGGTTATTGATGACATGTGGAATGATCATACGATTATATTTGATGCGGTCACAAAAGCTATGGATAAAAATATAGAACTTTTGGAAAGCATTATTGAGGAAACTTCAAATGAGCTATAACAAAACAATTCTTATGGGCAATATCACAAAAGATCCGTCCTTAAGAACAGCAGGAAATAGTGAAGTATGCTCTTTTGCTATAGCGGTGAACAGAAAATACAAGAATGCTGCAGGTCTTCAGGAAGAGGTATGTTTCATGGAATGTGAAGCGTGGGACAAGTTGGCTGATGTATGTAATACCTATCTTGAAAAGGGTAAATCTATTCTGGTTGAAGGGTATTTAAAGCAATCGAGTTGGACCACTCCAGAAGGTGCTAAGCGTAGTAAGCATATACTGCGTGTAGAGAATATGACCTTTGTAGGAAACAACACGAGTGTTAACAACAAAGATAAGAAAGAAGAGGGACAGAATAATAATATGCGCGATCTGGATTCTGGGCAAAATAACTTACCATTTTAATTACCATTAATAAGGAAAAGTATGATCCATATAAGTATGTTACATACACTTACGGCAGTTTTTTTAGAGTTTGTTGGTTTTATGATGCATCTCTTACCGCTCATCATGACAGTACAAATAGGGTATCTGTTTTATAAATTCTATAAAATAGAAATGAAAGTAATAATAAAAGAAAGTAACCAGCTTAAGAGAGAGATGCAAATATATGAGATGATGGATAAGTATAACAGACTATTACAAGACGATATCAAAAAATGTAATGACAGAATACAGTCACTTAAGGATGAGATAAACAAACCAAAAAAGCCACCGGTGGCGAAGAAACAATTATCTAAGAAGAAATAAAATAAAGGGTACATGTGATACATATATTAGTCGCAATTATTTGTGAGTTTATTTGGTTTATAGGTAGTATTCTGCCGTTCATACTGTCATTACAAGTAGCGTATCTGTTTTATAAATTGCATATAATGCAGAAAGAAATACACAGTGAGCGAATGACTCATAGAGCAATGGAAATGAGACTTATGGCAACTATTTGTAATAGATCAAGACTATTACAAGACGATATCAAAAAATGTAATGACAGAATACAGTCACTCAAGGATAAGATACATAAACCCAAAAAGCCACCGGTGGCAAACAAACCAGTATCGAAGCCAAAAGTATCGCAGAAGAACAAGAATATTGCTGACAATGGATAGAAAAGTGTTCGTAGTTTTTTTGATTTTTTGCATTCTTATGATTGTGCTTGCTGTGATGTTATCTCATTTTATGAGTCCTTTGGACAATTACGCTTATCTCTTTATGATTTTACACGGATTATAAGTGATAAAGCTTCCTAGATATTTCCTGTTGATACATTGGATAAAGTTTGTGATTTTATTTATAGTGAAAAAGTTATCTTGTTTCTGCAAGCTCCCGCGGAAGATGACTTTTTCCCGCGGAAGTGATGCAAATCTTACGGATCTTAAACGTGAATCTAGTTTATCATATTGGAATTTTTTTGCTAGATATGGTATATTGATGAAATATTATTTCTATAACAGATAGTTTAATATGTTTTTGATATAGTAAAAAAAAAGACCCAGGATGTACCTGAGTCTAAATTTTTATGATCCACCTACAAATAGAATCTCACTTCAAAATATAGAGGATTATTATGATTAAATATCCGGTTAAAATAATATTAAAAAAGGACTTTCAATGTCATTTGAACTGGATCTTAATCATCTTAAAAGAAGAACTTTCAATCATCTTAAAAGAAGAACTTTCAATCATCTTAAAAGAAGGACCTTTAAACATGATTAAAGAAGAACTTTCAATTATGAATAAAAGAAGAACT